AATCACGCCGAAAAACGCCCGACCCCCTATTGACAAGCCCCCCGGGCTGGGGGGCTTGGCGAAGGCGTATTAGAGCGGGGATCGGGGGGGAAGTCAAGCAGGGATTTGACAGCCCTTCTTCCTACTGTTAGGATGTACCTACGTGGACTGGCGACTATGGGAGATTCCTATGGGAGCCAGTCGTTTTTTGTGCCAATCTACCTACTTCTAGGATTCTTGGTTGCAGTATAGACCAACAGCATCGAACACGGAGACCTGCGTGATAGACCAGCAGTTGATTGAAGAACAGCGGATGACGGAGCTAGGTCAGAAGGACACCCAGAAGGCCATTGACAAGTCTCTGAGCAAGGGGCTTGGCCACACTACCCCAGGCGGTCAGAAGATCCTGAGAACCCTGATTGACCCTCTAGTGGAGGCGATCAGAAAGTTAGGGGTCAACCCTAGCGGCTCCCCAAAGAAGCTAGGGAATGTCCTACCGACTCTATCGGTACGCAACTTAGACACCATTGCTTATCTAAGTATCCGATGCTTGCTAGACAGGTGTACTACTGCAAGTTCTTCTTCTTCTACTGGCGCTATTAGTTCTCTGAAATACAACTCTCTAGCTATCTCTATTGGATATGACCTCTGTTCTGAGTTCTGCTATGAAGATTGGAAGGAAGAGAACCCAGGGCTGTTCCATGTCGTCGTCAAAGATGTGAAGGAGAGATCAGCTAGTTACAGCCACCAATCTACTGTTCTTCACCATGCCTTGAACCGACTAGAGCTAGGAACAGAGATGTGGCCCAAGTCACAGCAGATTGCTGTCGGCTCTTTCATCCTTGAAGTCATGGCAAGTGCTGGTTTCATTGAGTTTCACAATGAAGCCCTAGGTCGCCAGCGAGCCGCGAAGGTTGTCACGCTGAGCCCGGCCCTGTCGAAGTTGTTCGTAGAACATAACGAAGCTGTAGTAGGGATGTCAGTCAAGTTCACTCCCTTGGTCGTTCCTCCTGTGGACTGGCAGTCACGGTATGGCGGCGGTTACCACAGCCTCAGCGTCCGGCCCGTCTCGGTCTTGAAGCCAAGAGGTCAAGGCCCTGGCTACTGGAAAGAAGTAGCTAACGCAGACATGGATGTCGTGTACGGGGCGATCAATCACCTCCAGCACACTCGCTGGAAGATCAACACGGATGTTCTTGAAGTCATGGAAGACTTCTGGGAGCGAGGTATCTCTGTAGGAAAACTGCCTGACAAGATCAACGACATCCCCTTGAACCTTCCGCCCAAGCCAGCAGACATCGACACTAATCCCGAGGCCAAGAAAGAGTGGAAACAGCGAGCGGCGGGTGTCTGGAATGAGTACAAGAAAGCCACAGCTCGCCTGTCTTCCCTACGGATTCTGGCTAGTCGAGTGCTAGGCGAAGCCCGTCGCCTCGCCGATCAACCAGTGTGGTTAGCGTGGCAGATGGACTTCCGAGGACGCCTCTACCCTCTTAGTCACACCTTCTCTCCTCAAGGGGCTGATTATGTTAAAGCTCTCTTTGCCTTCGATGAAGGAAAGTCTATTCACACAGATGAGCAAGCTGAGTACTTGGCTATGGTCGGCCCTGGTCACTACGGCTTTGACAAGGTGTCCATCCAAGAACGATGGACGTGGATCAAGGAGCGAGAAGACTCCATTCTTCGAGCAGCCACCGACCCCCTGTCAGACCTGTGGTGGACAGACGCAGACGATCCCTGGCAGTTCCTAGCGTGGTGCTTCGAGTGGGCAGGGTGGCTAAGTGATGGACCAGGGTTTGTCTCGCACCTTCCCTGTCCTCAGGACGGCTCCTGTAATGGGCTCCAGCACTTCGCCGCAATGATGCGGGACACAACAGCGGCGGCTCAGGTCAACCTCAGTCCTTCCGAGATTCCCTCTGACATCTATCAGCGAGTAGCTGATGAAGTCAAGAGACTCCTCGGGGAAGATGAGAGTCCTCTCGCTAAGCAGTGGCTAACTCTCGGCATTGACCGCAAGACAGTCAAACGCCAAGTGATGACGCTTCCTTACGGAGCTACCCAGACCGCTTTCAAGAACTACTTCCTGCTGTGGCTGGCTGAAGAGCGGGCAGGGCAGCATCCTTTTGGGGACTCGCCTTACAAGGAGTGTGTCTACCTGACCAAGATCGCTTGGAAGGCAGTTCACAACATCCTTGACCGAGCGATGGAAGCGATGAGCTGGCTTCAGTCTGTCTCCCGTGTTGCGTCAAAGTCTAATCTTCCTTTGAACTGGATGACTCCCGCAGGACTTCCGGTTCAGCAGGCATACCGGAAGACCGAGAGACGACGCGTCAAGACGACAATCGCTGGGGCTGTGACGTACATGTGCTACTCCGAGCCTCTGGATGATATCTCACCACGAGAGCAAGCCCAGGGAGTGGCTCCTAACTTCGTCCACAGCATGGATGCTGCACACCTGATGCTCACCGTTTGTCGAGCTAAGGAGTTAGGCATCGACGGCCTTGCGATGGTTCACGACAGCTACGCCACTCACGCTGCCGATAGTCCCGCTCTGAGCCAAGCTCTCCGCGAAGCGTTTGTTGAGATGTACGAGAACAACGATGTCCTCGACCAGTTCCTCAGCGACATCTCGCGTGGACTTCCGGAGGACGTGGCTAAAGATTTACCAGAACCCCCAGCCAAGGGGGACTTTGATTTGAGCAAGGTGCTTGAATCTCGATTCTTCTTTTCCTGAGTCAACGAAAGGATTACTGCTTCCGAACATGCGTACAAAATCCTTTACCGTCCTAAAACGCGGTGACGACACCTTTGCCTCCCGAGAGAGAGCCAAGGCCTCCCATCGCATCCACATCGCAACTGATGACTACACAGTCTCTACTGCCTTCCTCCTGGAACGCGGCGAGAATCACATTGTCATCCTCACCAAGCAACAGAACCCGAAGAAGCGTTCTTCTTACTGGGTCACCCTCAAGGTAGACAAGTCCCGTCTTACCGATTACCGCCTTATGGAGATGTAGCCTTTATGGCAAAGATCAAACGACAGAAACTGGTTTCGCCCGTCGCCCCCGCAATGTGGCCCAAGCTCAACCGGCCTGACACGAAGTTCAAGAAGGAAGGCGAGTACAGCGTACAGCTTCGCTTCGATCCCAAGAACAACGAGGATCACAAGGCGTTTCTGGCTTCCGTAAAGGAGGCTGAGGATGCTGCACATGCCAAGGCTCGCCGCGATGAAGGTGACGACGACCTGAAGCTTGCTCCTTCGGTTATCAAGCCGGTCAAGGAGAAGGATGAGTCCACCGGTAAGAAGGTCGCCACCGGGCTTTACGATGTGAAGTTCGGGATGAAGGCCACTGTAACACCTCGCAACGGTGAGCCCTTCACGCAGCGGCCTACTCTGTTCGACTCTAAGCGTAACATCCTGCCGCCAGATAAGGTTCAAGTTGGGCACGGCTCTGAGCTGAAGATCGCAGCTGTGGTCAATCCCTGGTACACCGCTGCCCTAGGAGCAGGCGTCTCCCTCTGGCTGGATGGCGTCATGGTCATGAAGCTGGTCGAGCCCGGCAACAAGTCGGCTGACGAGCTGTTCGGGGCTGCGGATGACATCGACGACGACACGGATGGCTTCACCTACACCGAGACGGCTGTAGCGTCCACAGCATTCAATGAAGGGGCCGACGATTCGCCGGAAGACGAAGAGGATTTCTAAACCAACCGGCAAGTTCCGGTCCCGGTTTGAATCGAAGCTGGCAGGGGAGTTAGAACTCAACGGGATTCCTGTGGAGTATGAGACAGTCAAGCTGTCCTACCAACCGAAGCCCAAGACCTACACCCCAGACTTTCCACTACCCAACGGAATCCTGATCGAAGCTAAAGGTTACTTTACCGCTGCCGATCGGAAGAAAGCACTTCTGGTAAGAGAAGCGAACCCTGATAAGGATGTCCGGTTCGTCTTTCAGAATGCTAACAACAGAATCAACAAGCGATCGAAGACTCGCTATCGAGACTGGTGCGACAAGCACGGGTTCTTGTGGGCGAACGGCCGCATTCCTTTAGATTGGATCAACGAAGATGCGACGCAAGAAAGCTAAGCACCGCCCTGACCCGCCAGTTCGCCTCCAACCGTGTGAGCCTCTGTTCATTCTCGATGACTGCGACCCTCACGACTATCAAAAGAAGTGGTCGAAGATCGCTAGTGAGATTGGCATACCACTCCCCGCCGACTTATCTACGGAGATCGTTCTTCAACTGAAGTCCCTCTTGCGATCTGCTCTGGACGAGTTCCAAGAGTACCTCAACCTCAACCATCCGAGGCATGCTGACTTGAAGGACCAAGACGCGTATGCCTTGTTCTTCCCAGTTATCTCGGAAGCCGTTATCGCCGCATGCCTGTCTGGGTATCACGCAGGCCATAAAGACCTCGATGCCGAAATGGCAATGACTCACTACCGAGCCCGTCAACACGGCCCTGACCATGCCTAGCCGTACACACAACAGCATCCAGCGGGCCTGCGTAACTACTCACAGTGCCGCCCCCTCGATGCCCACAACTCTCCGAGAAGTCCGTAGCAAGCACTGCTTGTTTGAGGGCTACTCAGAACTGACCTACCACTACGTCATCTTCGATGAAGATAGCTGGGAATCAGGCAGGCCCGACACGCTGACCGCTGTCCGTGAAACTAATCCAGCGGAGTCGCTGAGTGTCCTGTCGTTTTGCCCAGAGCTTCCTTGGGATTTCGTGGCATTTCTCAAACAAACTTACGGAGATCTTGAGATTGTCTACAACAACCGTTGAGAAGCCAGCGACTCAGAAAGAACACGTTCTAGCACACCTGCAAGACAAAGGGGCTATCAGCCCTTGGGTGGCCTTAGGCGTCTATGGCATCTTCCGACTGGCGTCTCGCATCGACGAGCTTCGCCAGGAAGGCTATGAGATCCAAACGAACATGAAGAAGGATGCGAGGGGCAAGAGGTACGCGGAGTACGTTCTCGCGTGAAACAACCCTGCCCGTCTTGTCCCTCTTCTGACGCATACGAAGTTTACGACGATGGCCACGGGCACTGTTTTGCCTGCAACTATCACTCGGCTTCCTCCAGATCATCTTCTCAAAGGAGTACATCCACTATAGCTAGTGACTTGATTAGCGATATCGAATATCGTCCGTTGAACAAGCGAGGACTCCGCGAGGATACCTGCAAGAAGTGGGGCTATGGCGTCGGGACTTTTGGCAACCAGCGAGTTCAGGTTGCCCAGTTCCGAGACTGTGACACGGGTCGCGTCGTGGCCCAAAAGATTCGCACGAAGGATAAGGACTTTCGCTACACCGGCGATCCGAAGAGCGTGGCTCTGTACGGTCAATGGCTGTGGCGAGACAAGGGCAAACGGGTAATCGTTACTGAAGGCGAGCTGGACGCTCTGTCCGTCTCGCAGACACAGCAGAACAAGTGGCCTGTTGTCTCGCTCCCCAACGGAGCCCAGTCGGCCGAGAAGGCTATTCAGAAGTCTCTGGAGTGGCTGGAAGGATTTGAGTCTGTTGTCCTGTGCTTTGACCAAGACGAGCCAGGCCAAGCAGCGGTCGAGAAGGTGGCTCCTCTGTTCTCCCCGGGCAAGTGCAAGATTGCACGGCTGCCTTCGGAGTACAAGGATGCCAATGACATGTTGAGGGCTGGTAAGGATGCCGAGCTTCAAGAGTGTTTGTGGGGTGCGAAGACCTACCGCCCTGATGGGATTGTGAACGGCACGGACCTATGGGACGCCGTCAAGGCAGGCCCAGGCGATCCTGGAGTCCCCTACCCGTGGCCGGGCTTGAGTGACAAGCTCTACGGCGTCCGTCCAGGCGAGATCACCACGGTCACGGCTGGCAGTGGCGTTGGGAAGAGCCAGGTCTGCCGAGAACTCGCTAAACACCTACACGACACTGGAGACTCTATTGGTTACATCGCTCTTGAAGAGAACAACGCCCGAACCGCCCTTGGTTTTGTTGGGCTTGAACTCTCCCGCCCGCTCCACCTTGATGCAAGTGGAGTCACCGAAGAAGACCTCCAAGCTGGTTTCAACAGTAGCATCGGGAGCGGTCGTTTCTATCTTTATGACCATTGGGGTTCTGCTAGTAGCGACGCCCTTCTTTCCCGAATCCGTTTCCTCGCTAAATCCTGTGGTTGCACTCGGGTTTTCCTTGACCACTTGTCCATTGTGGTCTCTGGTATTTCTGATGGAGACGAGCGTCGAATCATCGACAACCTGATGACTGACCTACGATGTCTGGTTGAGGAAACAAAGATCAGCCTGTTCCTAGTGGTCCACCTCAAACGCCCAGGGATGGGTAAGGGATGGAACGAAGGACGACAGGTAAGCCTAGCTGACCTTCGCGGCTCCGCAGCGATTGAGCAGCTGTCCGATTCTGTAATCGCTATTGAGCGTAACCAGCACGACGAGACTAACCCAGACCTCTCAACTGTGCGTGTCCTCAAGAACCGTTATGCGGGCTTGAATGGCAAAGCATGTTACCTCCAGTACAGCCACGAGACGGGGCGGATGCTTCACTATGAAGAACCGCCGGACTGGGGCGAAGAGGATGACAATAAGGAGAGCTTTTGAGTAGATACATCATGGACATGGAGAGTGACAATCTCCTCGATGACATCACGAAGATTCACTGCATCGTTCTGAAAGACATCGACACAGGAGAACTTCATTCCTACACTGACCACGACTACCCTACTCGTGCTGGCGATCTTCGGTCCGCCCTTGACACTCTTAGCGATGCTGATCTTGTGTGTGGCCATAACGTGGTTCGATTCGATATCCCAGCCATCCAAAAGGTGTTCCCGGACTGGTCGCCACCTGAGAACATCCTCGACACCCTGATCTGCTCCAGGCTCATCTGGACGGACCTAAGGGACCGAGACTTCCGCAACGAAGCCAGGAACCGCTACACCATCCCTGCCAACCTAAGAGGCCGACACTCGCTGGAGTCGTGGGGCCATCGACTAGGACGACACAAGGGCGATTACGGGAAAGACCTGGACAACCCGTGGGCTGCTTGGTCTGCTGAGATGCAGCAGTACTGTGAGCTGGACGTGGAAGTCACGCGGCTCCTCTACGACCTTATCGTTGATAAGGATTACTCAGCCCAAGCACTCGAGCTAGAGCATCGGCTCGCCTCGGTCATGTTCCTTCAGGAACAGAACGGCTGGCCGTTTGATCTTGACTCAGCACGGAAGCTGTATGTCACGCTGCAAAAGAGGCGAGTCGAGATTGAGAAGGAGCTGCAAGCGATCTTTCCTCCTCGTGAAGAGGAGATGAAGACTCCGGCTTACTGGGTAGCTCATGTTGAGGGTGAGGGCGAAAACGCGGTCAATGCTCAGTATCCTACGAAGGGTGCAGCCAAAGCAGCGGGCTACAAGGATGCCCAGATCACTCGTGGTCCTAACAAGATCAAGTACCACCCTTTCAATCCCGGATCACGGGATGACATCGCCACTCGCTTCAAAGAGAAGTACGGGTGGAAGCCAAAGAAGTTTACCGACACCAAGAAGGTCGTTGTAGACGAACAGGTACTGGGCTCTCTGAAGTACCCAGAGGCTGTGGTCCTCAACGAGTACCTCATGGTTCAGAAACGCCTTGGCCAGTTGGGTGACGGTGCGAACGCCTGGATCAAACTGGAACGCAACGGAAGGATTCATGGACAGGTCAACACCAACGGTGCTGTTACTGGTCGCTGTACTCATAATCGTCCCAACATGGCTCAGGTGCCCCGAGTGGGTTCGCCCTACGGACGCGAGTGCCGATCCTTGTTTACGGCAGAACCCGGATGGCAGCTGGTCGGAGCGGACGCATCTGGTCTGGAGCTTCGCTGCCTGGCCCACTATATGGCCGCATACGACGACGGCGACTACGGCCGTAAGCTGCTTGAGGAAGACATCCACACCGTCAATCAACAGGCAGCTGGTCTTCCCACCCGCGACAACGCTAAAACCTTCATCTGAATCTCGGATGCGTTAGGAGTAATCCTATCGAAAAAATACTTCGTGAACTCAGGGAACCTCTCGTTCAGAGACAATCCTGAGCCAAGACTTGTGTACCCATCTCAAAAAACATTCGCAGACAAAACCTGCCGCTCATGTAAGCAGGTCTTCTCTCCGACCTCTCCTGCTCAGTTGTATTGCAACTCAACATGCCGAGGTAAGCACTCCTACTATATTCGCAACTACGGCATTGATGAAAACGATCTACGCCGTATGAAAAAGCACCAAAACAATAAGTGCTACATCTGCAAAAGCTCAGGATTCATGATCGGCAAGAACGGCCACACAGAGCTACTAGCAGTCGATCACGATCACGCGACAGGACGAGTGCGGAAGCTGCTATGCCATAACTGCAATCGCGGCTTGGGTTTGTTTCAAGACGACCCTACGATTCTCCGCAAAGCAGCGGGATACATAGAGAAACACAAGTAAGGTGCAACGACTATCCTACAAAGGAGTAGGCTGCAAGCTCACGGCAGCCGAAGCGCGAAGCCCCCAGTACATGGGGTGATGATATAGTCTGATCTTCGTGGTGACACGAAGCTGGGCTCGTCCCGGACACTACCTTGCGAGCAGTGTTGAACAAAAATGATGGATTCCTCTACGGAGCTGGCGATTCAAAAATCGGCAGCATCGTGGGTAAAGGAAGGAAAGAAGGGGCTCTTCTACGAGAGCGATTTCTGGCATCACTCCCTGCCCTCGACCGCCTGAAGAGAACAATCGAACAGCGAGTCAAGAGCCGGGGCTACCTAATCGGCTTAGACGGCCGACGCCTACACATTCGATCTGAACACGCAGCCCTGAATACTCTTCTGCAATCCGCAGGAGCCATAGCTATGAAGCAGTCCTTGGTCTTCTTCAAAGACGCTTGTGACGCTAAGCAGCTAGAGCATGGCCGAGACTACGCTCTCGTCGGAAACATCCACGACGAAGTTCAGCTCTCTTGTCCTCCTGAATCAGCAGAAGAACTAGGCACCTCTTTCGTCTCCTGCATCCAAGCCGCAGGAACTCACTTCAACTTCCGCTGTCCGCTAGACGGCGAATATAAGGTTGGCTCTAACTGGGCCGAGACTCACTAACCTTGCCAACACCGACCCCCTCTACGCCCTCAGCTCACCAGCTCAGGACGATCAAAGCCCGAGCGAAGAAGAAGAACATCCCCTTCAACCTGAAGGCCGAAGACCTCCCGATTCCTCCTCGGTGCCCTGCTTGTACATCCAGCTTCTCGAAAGAGAACCGGCCCTCTGTGGATCGGCTTGTTCCAAACCTTGGGTACACCAAGGGCAACGTCTCCATCATCTGCGAGCGATGTAATCGGATCAAGAACGACGCCCTGCCCCCTCAGCTTCGAGGGATCGCTAACTGGATTGAGGCCCAGTCTGCGAAGAAGAACACGAAACAACGAAAGGAAGACCCTGAAAACAATAGCTCTCCTTGACGCCGACGTATTCGCCTATCAGGCTGCGTCTGTTGTCGAAAAGGCCATCGAGTGGGAGGATGACTTCTGGACTCTCAGTGCCGACCTGAGGGAAGCTAAGGAACGCGTGGACTCCATGATCGCCGATGCAGCAGCAGCTGTTGAGGCGGACTCTATTGTCATTTGCATGTCCTGCCCTTCTAGGAAGTACTGGCGTCACGAGCTGTTCTCTCAGTACAAGGGGAACCGCTCAGGCCGAGCCCCCCTAGTCCTCCGAGAGATCAAGAAGTATCTGGAAGACTCCCGAGAGTCCTTTGTTCGTCCAGGCCTCGAAGCCGACGACATCCTAGGCATCCTCTCTACCCACAAAACCTTAGGCGGCACTGGAAAAAAGGTCATCGTCTCGACCGACAAGGACTTCAAGACAATCCCTGGTTACTTCTATGACCTTGGGAAGAAGAAGACTCTGAAGGTGTCTGAGGATGACGCGGATTACTGGCACATGTATCAGGCCCTGTGTGGCGATTCCACTGATGGTTACCCAGGGTGTCCCGGTGTTGGACCTAAGACAGCTGAGAAGCTCCTGAAGCCAGTCGTCGGAGACTCCAGTGCCATGTGGCAAACAGTCATTGACTCTTACGCCAAGAAGGATCTCAACGCTGAGGCGGCTTTAGTCCAAGCCCGCCTCGCTCGAATTTGCCGAGCCACTGATTACGATTTCAAACGAAAGGAAGTGATTCTATGGGAACCCCCTACACAGCAGTAAAGGATTCTGGAACCCGACAGTCTTTCGACAGCGGAAGCGTCCGGGACTCCGCTGAAGGCAAAGGCCGCTTCGACCTCCTCTCTCCGATCTTCCTTGCCCGACTCGCTCAGCACACTGAAAACGGAGCGAGGAAGTATTCCGCAAGAAACTGGGAGAAGGGACAGCCTGTCTCCCGTTACATGGACTCCGCCCTTCGCCACCTGTTCAAGTACCTCGAAGGACATCGGGACGAGGATCACCTGGCTGCGGCTGCTTGGAACATCCAAGGCATGATTCACACGCAAGAGATGGTCGATCGAGGCTCTCTTCCAGCAGAGCTGGCTGCCATGCCTGACCTAGTCTCTAGCAAAGAAGAGATCGACATGTGGGAGCTGGAAGACGGCACCCCTGTTTGGCACGATCCTGGTCCGTTCAACAAGCCGTTCGCTTGGCTGCCTGATCTTCCTCTTGGGTGGGTGTACACGGGAGAACATCGTGTTCCTCAGACAAGTGATTCTTTCCTGAGCTGGTCAGCGGATAAGAGTAAGGCTGAGATGATTTACACAAGTAAAGCAGCTAGAGCGTCGGATGTCTGGACGGACCTCTCTCGCTCTGGTCCCCGAGCAATCGTGAGACGCCGCCAATGAGCAAGACCTACTACTTAGCCGGTCCCATGACAGGCCTGCCCGACCACAACTTCCCAGCCTTCCACGACAAAGCCAAAGAGCTTCGAGCCTCCGGACTGACCATCATCAACCCTGCGGAACTCGACGACTACCTCGGGTACTCCAACTGGGAGACGGTCATGCAGAGGGACATCCTGTGCATCCTAATGGGCAAGGGGGTCTGCCCTAAGACCTTCGACATCCAGCACACCCCACTGACCCAAGCTTCCCCTGTGGACGGCATCGTGGTCCTGAGCGGCTGGCAGGACTCCCGAGGAGCCTGTTGGGAAGTAGGGATGGCTACGGCCTTCCTGATCCCCATCTACGACAGCCAACTGAATCGCATCCACGTCCACTGTCACGCCCCAGACATCCGAGTTCTAAAGGAGACTCCTTCCCATGATTGATTACATGCAAGACGACGTTGAGGCCTTCCACCGAAAGTTCGGCCTCCCGATCGGCCACAGCCCTGCCGTCCCCCAGTCCCTCGTGAAGTCCTTGCGGTACGACCTGATCCGCGAAGAAGCCCACGAGACCTTGAACGCCTTGGTCAACGACGACCTCCCTGAGATGGCTGACGGGATCGCGGACCTGATCTACGTTCTGCTGGGAACCGCAGTCTCCTACGGCATCGACATGGGGCCTATCTGGGATGCTGTTCACGCCTCTAACATGGCCAAGGAAGGCGGACCAACGCGGGCTGATGGAAAGATTTTGAAGCCGGAAGGGTGGTCTCCTCCTGATGTTGAGGGGCTTCTCCAGGCCCAAATGAGTAACTGATAATGGATTCTCAGTTGCAGTATAGAGGAACATCTCAAAAATGAAGCCTTATCCGCCCATAAACCCGGCATTGATTCAGCTTCTAAAGGAACGATATCCCGTTCTCAGTGCTGACCCCACGATCCCTCACGCAGACCTGCTCTTTAGAGGGGGTCAGGGGTCGGTCATCGAGTTCCTTCAGTATGTCCTGGAGGAGCAGCAGAACCAAAACTCCCCTACTGACATGAGCGGCCTCCGCTTAGTCCCCGCCGATCCAAAGGACGCCTGATGTGCATTTCGTCTCCGAAGAAGCCCAAGATTCCGCCGCCCGCAGCTCCGCCCCCGCCTCCTCCGCCACTTCCTGATCCGGAGGTGTACGCCAAGGCTGCGGCCCCTGCGGAAAAGAAGAAGCGACGGCAGCAGAAGCGAGGAACTAAGTCACTGCGAAGCGATCTTCAGATTCCCTCGCCTTCCACTGGCCTCTCGATTCCTTCTAGCTCCTAAGCCACAGTGGACCTCACCGTAGAGTCTAGTCAGGACAACGCCTCCATCAAGGCCCGCTTTCACCAGCTGGCTACACGACGAGAGCCTTTCCTGAGGCGAGCCCGAGCATCCTCGCAGCTCACCCTGCCGAACTTGATTCCCCCAGACGGCCACGCGGATAGCACAGAGCTTCCGACACCGTGGCAGTCTGTAGGCAGCCGAGGTGTCAATCACTTGGCCTCGAAGCTGCTGCTCAGCCTGCTCCCTCCTAACCAGCCTTTCTTTCGATTCTCCCTTGATCCCTACGTCCTAGACACGTTGGCGAACGGGGACGACTCCCAGAAGAGCGAGATTCAAACAGCCTTCTCTCGCATTGAGACTTCGATCATGTCGATCGTGGATTCCGAAGGCTATCGCACTTCTGCTTTTGAATCCCTCAAGCACTTGCTTGTTGGAGGTAACGCCCTCCTCTATGACGACGCCCGCTCCCCTGGGTTCCGGGTGTTCCACCTGTCTCGGTACGTTGTTCAACGTGACTCCGCAGGCAACGTCTTTGAGCTGATCGTAAAAGAGGATATCCCTTTAGCGGATGTTCCTGAAGAGGCCCGCGAGCTTGCAGCACAGGAAGCTGCAAAGCAGAAAACAGATAGCGTCGAACTGTACACTCGTGTCTCTAAGAATCCTGAAGGAGCCAAGTGGACCGCTACTCAAGAAGTAGCGGGCCAAGCTCTGTCGAACACGGACACCTATCCTGACAAGAAGAACCCCTGGCTCGCTCTGCGATGGACTCGCATCGACGGGGAAGACTACGGTCGGGGACTGATTGAAGAGTACGCTGGTGACTTGAACAGTCTTGAGGGACTGACTCGTGTACTGGTCGAAGGCTCTGCAATCGCTGCCAAGACCCTCTTTCTCGTCAACCCCTCTGGCTACACCAAGCCCGAAGATGTTGCCAACGCCGCTAATGGCGATGCCATCTCTGGTAACGAGGCCGATGTAGGAGTCCTCACGACTGACAAGAACGCTGATTTTGCCGTGGCATATCAGATGGTCTCTCAGCTCACTGAACGTCTCAGCCAAGCCTTCCTTCTTCATCGTGTCCGTGACGCTGAACGAGTAACGGCCGAAGAAGTTCGCTTCAACGCCAACGAACTCGAAAGCTCCTTAGGCGGCGTGTATTCCATCTTAGCTCAGGAGTTTCAACTGCCTTTGATCCATCGGATCATGGCGAGACTCACAGCTGAGAAGAAGATCCCAACGCTTCCCGATAGCGTCCATCCTGTCATCGTCACAGGCGTGGATGCCCTGGGCCGGTTCCACGAGTTGTCTAAGCTTAACTCCTTTGCCCAGACCATGACACAGTACTACGGTCCTGAAGTTGTGGCTCAGTGGACTAAACCCGATCAGATGGCCCAAGTCGTTGCGGCGAGCCTGGGCCTGGACATCACTCCTGTCTGGAAGACTCCAGAGGAGATTCAACAAGAACAACAGGCCCAGCAAGGCCAGCAGCTCTTACAGTCCCCGCTCGCAGCTAAGGTTGCAGACGGGGTCATCCAGAACGCGGCTAAAAATGCTGAAGAGCCTGAAGGTGAATAATGACTGACACCGCAACACCTGTCCCCCCTACTGACCCGACTCTCCCTGACCCCGCTGAAGCTCCGTCGCGTCCCGAGTGGCTCCCGGAAAAGTTCGAGACACCCGAGGCCTTCGCTGAAGCCTACTCACAGCTTGAGTCGAAGCTCGGCACTCCCTCGGACGCTCCTGACCCAGCCGATGCCGTCAACCCTCCAGAGGAGGAGGCCCCTGCTCAGATCACTGTTGATACAGTCCTAGAGCAAGCTGGCCTTGATCGTGACGCGATGGTCCAGGAGTACCAAGAGAACGGCGGCTCCCTCACCGACGCCACTCTCGCCAAGCTCGAAGCCGCTGGGTACAACCGCGACTTCGTAGGCAGCTATCTCGAAGGCGAGAAGGCCAAAGCTCAGCGAGAGTTCACTGAAGTCTTCAAGGACACGCCAACAGGCGGCGAGGACTGGGCTGACAAGGTAGCTCCTTGGCTCTCCCAGAACCTCAACGACCAAGAGAGAACTGCTTTCAACGACCTGATGAACAGCGACTCGACCGAGGCGAAGCGGATCGCTATCCGTGACGCTTACGCGAAGTACTCGCAAGCTAACGGGAGCGAAGGCAATCTCATCTCTGGGACGCCTGCGGGTGGCGGAGGCAAGAACTCCTACAGCCATCACGATGAGTTCCGACAAGATGTGGCCTCTGAGCAATACGCGAAGAGTGCTGCGTTCCGAAACCAAGTTGCTCGGAAGCGAGCGAACTCCAACTTCTAACATGAAACCTGGAATCAAAACCACAGAGTTCTGGTTGACCTTGGTCGCCACAGCTCTATCGTTCGTCGTCTCTCAGGGCATCGTGACTGAAGATCAAGTCGCTACAGTTCTGGGCTATGCTGGGATCATCCTGGCTCCTCTTGGGTACACCTTGGGTCGTTCGGCAGTCAAGGTGAAGACCAATGACTCGTAAGAGCCCAGCCTTCCTGCTCTGCCTAACGCTTCTCCTAAGCGGCTGTAGTTTCCTACAGTCCCGAGAGAGCTACGCAGACGCGAACGAACTCTTCAACTTGACAGTCTCCCGGCTTCTTGCTGAGCGAGGCGAGTCGATCTCTGAAGACGAGTGGCAAGAAGAAGTACTTCCTCTCATCAACTTGGCAGACTCGCTGCTAGACGCCTATGGCGTAGCTACGCGAGCTGGTCGAGACGGTGAGTTCGCTTTGTCCGAGCTGTCCAACGTCCTCCAAGCTCTCCAGAAATACCTTGTGGAAACCCGAAGCAATGCCAGTTGATCCTGTCACCATCGCTATGTCAGCTCTCGAACTGGCCATCCTTGCTGCGGAAAACCGCAAGCGAAACTTGGCAGGCCAGCTGGAGCCCTATATCCAGCAGCTGGAAGAAGCTCGTAAAGAGCTGGTAGCTCAGGCTAACGCCCCGCTTCCCCCTGTCATCCCGGAACCTACTGAAGAGGAGTAGCTCGTGAGGCTTCGTCTCCGTGGAAAGCTCTGGCGACTCTTGATAACCAAAGACACTCTCGGCACAGCCAAAGGCTCCTGTGAAGCACCTACGCTTCCAAACAAAGCCATACGCATCCGCCCGAGTCTCAAAGGGCGTCAAGAACTCGACACCTACATCCACGAGATGCTTCACGCTTGCCTCTGGGATTTGGATGAAGAAGCTATCACAGACAGTGCAACAGATATTGCACGGGCTCTGTGGCGGCTTGGGTATCGCAAGACAACTGAATAGACCATCCCCACAGAGAGAATCTGTGGACCTTCTCGTAAGGCTTCGCGTCCCTCTCCCGATTGGCCATCGGTGATGTCCCGAGGCTAGAGACTTCGGGCCAGTCCTTCAGGAAGGGCTAGGCCCATTTGATTCTCCTTTCGCTCCTCCGGACTGCTTACGCAGTTCGGGGGAGTTTTTGATTCCTCAACGACACTCGTTGCGGCCCTCTGCGGAGGACAACCAACATGAAGACGTTACCAGGAACATGTCTCACGCCTCACCTTTCTCTCCTCCCCTCATAGGATCACAAGTCTCTAATGGCTGCACCCAACGGAACCCCTACTCGGCTAGGTGCCGTGAACGGGGCCGCTGCGAACTTTGCGGAAGAAACCGCCCTCTTCGACCAGGTATTCGTCGAAGAAATCTACGCACAGTTCGAGAAGCGGAACAAGGCTCTCTCTCGTTTCAAGACTCGCACGATTCCCGAAGGCTCTGGTGCCCGCTTCCTGTTCACCGGAACTTCGGCCGCGTCGTACCACACTCCCGGTACTTACCTGGTTGGCGATAACTTCCTGCAAGCCGAGAAGGTCATCAACATCGACAAGATGCTGATCGACACGAAGGAAATCGCAGAGATCGACGACCTGATGAAGCACTGGGATGTTCGGTCGGAAATGGCCCAAAAGATGGGCTACAACCTCTCGGACACTCTCGATCAGAACATCCTCCGATGTGCGATCCGAGCAGCTCGTGTTACCTCTCCTCACGTCACTGGTGGACCTACCGGCTCCACTATCAACGACGCTGACGGTGCAACTAACGCGACCTCGCTCGCTGACTCGCTGTTCGCGGCTGCTCAGACGCTCGACGAAAAGAACGTCCCCGATGCTGACCGCGTTGCGTGGGTTCGTCCCGCTCAGTACAACCTGCTTGTCCGTAACCAAGACGCGATCAACCGCGACTGGGGCGGTGCTGGTAGCTACGCTGACGGTAACATCCTTCGCATCGCTGGGTTGGAAGTCTGCAAGACTAACAACCTGGAAAGCACGGACTTCACCCAGCCCTCGGGCGTGAACAACACCTACACGGTCGATGCTCAGAACACGATCGCTCTGGTGACTCACCCTGAAGCTGTGGGTACCGTCAAGCTCCTGGACATCGCGTTCCAGAAGGAATGGGACATCCGTACCCAGACCTGGGTCATGACGGCCAAGATGGCTGTCGGTAGTGACTACCTCCGGCCGGAATCGGCTGTGGAGATTCGCTCCGCTGACCCGGCGTAATCCGCCACCCCTAGCCCCGCTGCTCCTAACGAGCAGTGGGGTTTTTTTTAGTCTCCAACCTCTGAGGATTCCCTTGGCACAGACCACAAAACTACAGGCCGTCAACTCCATGCGGGGGTTCATCGGCGAGTCTCCGGTTTCCACGCTTAGTGGAACTCTAGGAGCGGACACCGAAGTAGCCGTCGCTATCCTCGATCAGGTGACTCTGGAAACCCTTGAAGAAGGGTGGTCCTTCAATACCGACATCGCCTTCGAGATTTCTCCAGACGGCTCTAACAACCTAGCGGTCCCCTCTGATGCTCTTCGCATCGACTTGAACCGAAAGCAGTATTTCGACGGAGACTTAGTCGAACGGGACGACCTGATCTACGATCGCTGCAACCACACAGATGTCTTCACTTCTGCTCTGAAGTTCGATGTTGTGCGGGAGCAGGACTTCGAGACCCTCCCTCAGGTTGCCCGGACCTACATTCACATCCGAGCCTCCCGTCGATTCGTCTCGCAAGTCCTTGGCAGCCCAACCGAAGTTGGGTACACGCTAAGAGAAGAACAAGAAGCTCGGTTCCGCCTGCTGCGAGCCGAGGGTCTCAACCAAGACAACAACCTCCTCAACACTCCTGGAATCCGCCGCTACATGCGAAGGGCTTTGGACTACTATGCCTAATATCTCCGAGACTCTAGCTAACCTCATCAACGGGGTCAGTCAGCAGCCCCCACACATCCGGCTGTCGTCCCAAGCAGAGTTACAAGAGAACGCCTTGTCAAGCGAAGTAGAAGGCCTCACCAAGAGACCACCCAGCCGCTTCCTGAATCTTGTTTGGGAAGCTCCCCCAGGAGGGGGTGACCCAGGCGGCGGGGGCGGTGGTGGAGGCGGAACTGAAGGAGACATCAGCCTCTACGGGGAACAGCTCGGCGGGACGAACGACCTAGGCTTCGCGGATGCATCAGACGGCTCACGTCACTCGGAAGTCCACGACATCCCTGGGACTGGCAGCAACCGTGGCTACCGCATGGTCCACAAGAACCAGTTTATCTGGATGGTTCAGGGCACTGACCTCTACCTCTACAACGCCATCACGCAAGTCGGGTCGCAAGTAACGCTTCCCGCAGACTACGAAGTCCATCATCCCGGCTCGTCTTCCAACTACAAGGCAAAGGCAGCTGTAACAGATGAGTTCGGAAACTGCTTTGTCGTCCTGGTACACCAGAGTGATTCAGACGACTTCCGGTTGGTCAAGTTCAACACCGAGGGTACTCTAGTCTTCAACACCGACATCGCTACGGTCTTTGGAGCATCCCAGCTCGCTATCGACGCTATCTCTCCTTCTCGCAACGGCCGCATCGGTCTCATCACTACCCAGTACATCGGAGGCGGTCCGAGCGTCCAAAGCTTCCTCTCCGGCTTCAACGCCCTCACGGGCTCCCTCCTTTTCAAGGATGTCCTCTTCGCCGCAGGGGGTTCCTCAACCTCCACCCTGGCCTACGACGGATACCACTGGACAATCCAGGTCTCCGCCTCGGGCTCAGCTCCTTGGCTCGACAGCGGCAACAGTGTCTTCTACACCACCGCCCGTTACGACCAGAACCGAAACTTCCTGTGGGGCCAAGAACACGGAGCAAATGGCGTGATCTGCGAAGGAGGCGACGGATACCTGTACCTGTCTTGTTCCCGAACAGTCGGGCTGACGGGATCATGGGCAACGTTCGCTCGCCTCAACCCCACTACCGGAGCCGTCCTCAACACTCTGGACCTTGGGGGGACTTCCGAAATCCACCCCTTTGATGTTAGCTCCTTGGGCAACATCGTCATTGCAGACGTAGTGGGTCAGGATGTGTACCTGTACGACCTGGACTTCAACGAAGTGTGGTCCCAGCCCTTCAGCACCTATTTCAACAGCGAGTCTAGCCCTGACTGCTGCTTCTCACAAGGCTCTTGGTAATGCGTCCATTTACTCACATCACATCCCGCGATATCGACGAACGATACTTGGTTCTGATTCGCCAGGGAGATCTGCGAGTCTATGACGCCCTCACCGGCCTCTCGAATGTTGTGGAGTTCCCGGACGGCAAGGACTACCTGACGCTTCCCGTGGGAACTGACGGAGAATCCGGCTTCCGTGCAGTTACGATTGCAGACACCACCATTCTTGTCAACCGACACAAGACCCCACTCACGGACACGGACCTCTCGACTGACCGAGGATACGAAGCTCTGTGCTGGGTAGATCGTGGCGACTACGGCACCACTTACAGCATCACCATTGAAGGCACCAGCTTCGAGCATACGACTAGCACTAGCGATGTCACACAGCTCTCAACAGCCGCGATTGCCGAAGCTCTCTACGACGCCCTGACAGACGGGGCGACCGGCTTGAACGCTGCGTCCGTAGGGAGCCACTCTTCTTGGGTCGTCCAGAGAGAGAACTCGGCCATCTACTTCCGCCGAGGCGACTCTGCTGTCTTCGAGGTGGACTTCTTTGACGACCGGGCCAACGGGAACATGTCTGTGTGGACTGGCGAAGCGGAGCGTCTCTCAGAGCTTCCCTTGGTTGCCAAAGACGGCATGACCATCCAGATCAGCGGACAAGCTGACTCCTCAGTCGACAACTACTACGTCACGTTTGAGCAAGAAGACCCCACCCTCGATTTGGGTCGAGGTTTCTGGAGAGAGTCGAGAGCCGAGAACATCCGGTACAAGTTTGACGCCACCACGATGCCTCACGTTCTCCAACGGCAGGCCGACAACACCTTCATCTTTCAACAGGCGACCTGGGGGGAGAGAGTCGCTGGGGACGAGGACTCCGCTCCTGATCCGACGTTCGTCAACTCACCCATCTCGGATGTCCTGTTCTACAAGAACCGCCTGGGCTTCCTCTCGGACGACAGCGTAATCCTCTCTAGGGCCGGGGAGTTCTTTGACTTCTTCCCTTCCACTGTACAGCAGCTGGAAGACGGGGCTCCTATTGATGTCTCGGTCTCCAATGCGAAGGTGTCGATCTTAGACAGTGCAGCTTCTCTGAACGACGACCTCATCCTCTTCACGGACCAGATGCAGTTCAGGCTAACCGGGGAGCCGCTTCTTACGCCTTCGACCGTCTCGATCACCCCGACAACTCAATACGAAACCAATCTCCTCTGCCGCCCTATCCAAGCCCGAGACCGCGTGTACTTCACCGTCTCTCGTGGTGGGGACTACTCGGGGGTCATGGAGTACTCGGTTGCCTCGGATGGCGAAACCCACAAGGCGTTTGAGATCTCCTCGCACGTTCCTAAGTACCTGCCGGGAACCATCACACAGCTGGTCGCTTCAACGAACGAGAACATCGTGGTTGCGATGACTCCCGCTGATCCGTCCAGCCTGTATGTCTACAAGTACTACTTCTCTGACAACGACGGGAACAAGCTTCAATCCAGCTGGTCGAAGTGGACCTTCACTGTCGATGCGGTCGTTGGGATTCACTTCGTTGACTCGCAGCTCTATGTCATCATGGAGAGAGACAACGAGTATGACATCGAAGTCATTGATGTGTACCTCGGCCAGGATGGTGACGTAGGCCTAGATCATCTAATCCACTTGGACTCCGGGGTCTATGTTAGCGAACTAGCAACCACCCCCGACTACACCGCGGGGGTGAACACCTTTACTCTCCCCTACGCCTTGACTCTCAGTGCTGAGTACATCGCCTACGACCCGAACACGGATGCAGCCTATGTGCTGACTCCTACGGCAGAGGACGCTACAACGGCGACCTACACTGGGGCGGACATCACGGGAGTCACAAACCTCCTCATCGGGGTTCGCTACAACTTCCAGTACCAGTTCTCAACGCTGTACGCCCGCGAGCGTCTCCCAGGCGGCGGGCAGCTAGGGGTCGTCGATGGACGGCTCCAGCTCCACCGAATGCTCCTGAACTACGCAGACGCTCGGGAGTTCGAGATCCGCGTCACTCCCCAGGGACGCTCTGCTTACACCTATTCCTTCTCGGCTGACGCTTTGTCAACTGGAACCTTTCAGTACCCCATCCTCACCGAGAACACCCAAGCAGCTTTGTTGATCCAAGACGATAGCGTCTACCCGCTGTCCTTTCACTCCGCAGTATGGGAAGGACGGTACTACACCCACACTAGGAGAATCTAACTTGGCCCTATTCCTCGATTCTGTATCCCCAGACGACGCAGCCATCCTCGAATCCAAGCTACGCGAAGCGGACTACCAAGAAGCCCAAGCTCAGTTAGGCCTCTTTGCGAACCGCTGCGTCTCGATCTCCCTAGAAAGCAGCTTCTGTGCTTGGACTCTCCGGGACGATCAGACCTTCCAGCCAGTCGCGTGCATTGGCCTCGCTGACCCTCCTGATCCAAACGAAGCGGGGACGATCATCTGGATGCTAGGGTCAGACGAGATTGAGCAGCACACCACACAGTTCCTTCGTCACTCTCGGGCAGTCGTGCAGTCCCTGTTGATGGAGTACGACTATCTACACAACTGGGTAGACAGTCGCAACACTAAGCACATCGAGTGGTTGAAGTGGTGTGGCTTCAATGTCTGCCCCTCCGAGGCTCAGGAGGTTGGGCCAGACAACATCCCCTTCTATCCCTTCTACCAAGGAGTCGCTCAACTATGTGCGTAGGAGCCACAACTCTATTCGCCATCGGCACCGCTCTCTCCACGGCACAGGCTGGCTTCCAGTACTACGCCCAAGAGCAACGAGCCGACTATGAGGCGGATCTCGCCCGGCAGCAGGAAGTCTACAACCAACGCTCGCGGGAGCAGATTCTCCAGAACCGCAATCTGGCCATCGCCCAAGAACAACGGTCCAGCTCCCAGCGAAATCAAGCAGTTGCGGAACAGTCCCGAAAGAACCGTCTAGCTGCCGACAAAGCCCGAGCAACCGCCCGGGTCGCCGCCGGGGAAGCTGGGGTTGAAGGGGCCTCCCTGAACCTCCTTCTCGACGAGTACCGTCGTCAGGAACTGTTCTTCAACTCCTCGATTGGCTTGGAGAGAGACTTCGCTAACCAGCAAGCTCAGTACAACGCCACCACCATTGGGGCTCAGGCCGTGGGCCAGATCAACAGCCTGCGACCTTACGTCCCTCAGACCTCCGGTGGAAGCCTATTCGGCACCTCACTCCAGATCGGCAGCGGTGCGTTCAACAACGCTGTCAACCTTGGCCTATTCCAATAAGGAAATCTAAGTGTCCCGTGTACAATCCGACCTCGACCTGAGGTTCTTCACGCCCTCAGTGCGAGAGCGAACAGGCGGACGCCTTCCGGGGTTCAACGCACCACGGGTCACTCCCGACAACCGCGTCGGCCAGGAAGCTGCTCAGGTAGCTCAGGCCCTCGCTCAGGTCAACCCGAACCTCCAGCGTAGCCTGGGCGTCCTCAACCAGCAGAACAACCAGAAAGCGATTGAGTCGGCCATTGAGGACCGCTCGCGTCTTCGCGTGACCTTCGAGGAAGCCGTCGAGCAGGGCCTCATCGAGCCCGAGCAGTCGCCCTTCTACCGAGAAGCGTGGCAGCAGCGAGACGGCATTGTTGCGGCTCGTCGGTTCCGTTCGCAGATGCGGCAGGAGCTTTACGACTCTGGCCTCATCAACACCGATGACCCAGCGGAGCTGGCAGCTTTTCTTGATGAACGAAGTCAAGAACTCTTGGACGGAACCTCTCGTCACTTCGCTCTAGGCTTTGCCAGTGAGTACGATCAGATCGCGGACAGCTTGTTCAACGAGCGAGACCAGCGATGGGTTCAGAACGAACGAGCTTCGTCCCTCGCCTCCTTCCAGGAACTCACAGCTGTTGAGATCGAAGATGCTCTGGTCGCCGGGGCCTTCGACGGCAACAGTGAATCCTTAGAAGCTCTAGGACAACGGCTAACCGTAATCAGCCAGGAAGCCTTCGACAACGGCTCCATCTCTGGGGCCGACTTGAACACCGCTCTGGCTCAGACCATTCTCACGATTGCTGAGGAGTACGATCTTTCTGAGCAGCAAGCGATGGCTCTTGCGAACAGCATCAGGACTGGCCCTAACGGCCAAAGCCGTCTAGGCTCCGTTGCAGCTGTCCGCCGCATTATTGCTCCTCGGGATGAACAGCTCGACATCGAAGAGCTAAGAACTCTTCAACGTGAGGAAGCTCGACGAAGCCTGGAAGAGCAGGCCCGCCTTAGAGAGCAGGATGATCTCTTCGAGACCTTGATCGTCGATAACTACGAGACGATCTCAGGTAACTCTGTTCAACTGTTCGAGCAGCTACAGCAGGAAGTCCTCGACAACCCTGCCCTCGGCCCAGCATACCTTGAACGCCTCGACGGCCTTCGGGCACGTCACCTTAGCCTTGCACGGGCCGAGCAGGCCGCTCAGGATCAGCCTCTCTCTGACGAGCAGACCCAAGCCAACCAGATGTTGTTTGCAGACATGGGCCTGAACGGGGCAACTCCATCACAGGTCTATGACCAGCTGGAGCGTCTCGCAGCCGCCGGTCAGTCAGACTCCAGCACCCTCTCGCAAGCCTGGAGTGCCTACAACACCTTCCGGTCTGCTCGAACCTCCGGGGACTACCCGACTCAGGAGTTCGCTCAGACAGTCAACCTAGTGAGCGGCCTTACAGCTCAACTTCTAGGGACTCCCGAGACTCTACCGAACCCCGAGTTCGAGGCGTGGCGGCAGCTTCCTGCGGATGACCGAGCGATCAACCTCGCTCCGCCTGCGGAACAGCCAAACCCGGACTACCCTGAGTGGCTCTCGGCCCTTGACCGGCGTCAACGAGCTGAGCTTCAGCTTGAGATGCGTCACTGGACTCAGCGACGCCTCAACGAAGCTTTCCAGTTTGCTCGGGAAGGCCGTGACCCTACTGAGAACCCTCTGACTCCCGACGAGATTCAGCGGATCACCAACACGGTCCAGAACGAAGCCAACGCTCTTCTAGAGAACGGTGGTCCTACTCGCTTCCAAGACAGTGTCGTGAACCCGGCTATCCAACGGCAGCAGCAGGAAGCGGCTCAGGTTGGAGAACGCACTGCCCGTGTCGAAGAGATGCGGAGAGAGATCGCCGGTAACTCCTTGATCCCGTTCGAGCAGCAGTATCAGCAGATTCTCCAAGAGATTCCTGAAAGCACTCGACGCCACTCGGATCGCCCGGCTCCGAATGATGACGTTGCGAACAGCACGACAATCGCCCGTGAGTTTGCGGTGGAGTCGTTTGAAGCTCGCCGTTCTGCTCCAGCTGCCTTCACAGGAGGCTGGGCAGACTCTGAGCAGCAGCGGAGTGTCGAAGCCAACCTGGGGCAGCTCACGGCCCTCAGCATTCAGCTCGCTCAGCTTCAAGGCGAACACGAGCCTGGCTCTGAACGCCGTCGTCGGATCACCAACCAACGGCTGCACCTGACCGGGGCTCTCCAAGTCATCCACGCCACAACGCCGCCTTCGTTGGCTTACATCGAAACGAAGACTGCGAACCCAGATCGCCTCTACACAGTCGGGCTCTCCAAAGACTCCGTCTACTGGGCAGAGTATCCCTTGTTCTGGTCTACCGAAGAAATGGATGCAACCGTTCGGGAGGCGATCGAAGACGAGGACCACCCTCTTCGCCGCATCCTCTCCAACACTGGTTACGACTTCAGCGATCCCGCCACACTTCAGCTCTTTGCTCAAGTCCAACGACAGCGAATCGTTCAGTCGCAATATCGCGGCCCAGCCGCTCCCTAACACTTCACTGGAGTTTCAATGGAACCCACCACCCCCGAGCTGCCCACAGGCGGTAACTTGCTGGGGGCTTACGAATCTGCTCTAGCGGCTCCGGTTCCCGGCCTAGAGGCCACGTCAGCTGTCACACCTCAGTCTCTCCTTGACGGCAGTCCCCAGGCCACCCTGGAACGTGGGGCTCCCAACTACGTCCTTGACGCTGCTCTAGGAGTCGCTGATGGCGTGGAAAGCTTCGGGGAGTCCATCACTAACCTGGGGGTTGATCTCGCCAACCTATTCCTCGACGAAGAGGATGATCTCAGTCACATCGAGATCGGCTTGATCGACGCTCCGCAGACGATGGTAGGACAGCTCACCAGCGGCATCACTCAGTTCGCTATCGGCTTCGTTCCCATCGCGGGACAGGTCGGGCGGATCGGCCAAGCAACCAAGGCTCTGTCGCTACTCCACAAGAGCAACATTGCTCGCGGTGCGGTAGCTGGGGCCATAACGGACTTTGTGGCATTCGACGAGCATACTGAGCGACTCTCGAACCTCATCGAGCAGTACCCCACCATTAGCAACCCAATCACCGAGTACCTCGCTGCGGACGCTTCGGACTCCTTCGCTGAAGGCCGGATGAAGAACGCTATCGAGGGGACTCTCTTAGGGATGCCTTTGGACTTCGTCGTTGCTGGGGTGAAGGCCTTGAAGGGTCTCCGCTCAGCCCAAGGAGCTGAAGCCGGAGCCCAAGTCCGTCTAGCTACCGAAGCTCAGAACCAACTCCAGAAAGAGCTACAGGACTCCGTCCGCCGAAACCTCCTCTCGCCTGAAGACCAAGCCGCCGCTCGGGCAGTCGCGGACACCCCAGAGGAGTTCATGAACGTCGCGGTGAGCCGCGTCTCTGACGCTATCCGCGAGATGTCCGGGGAAGTCTTCGACCCTACCCCCTTGCATCGTGTGGCTTCCAACGTAGCCCAGAAGCTCGATGGCCCCACTGGGTTCAACCTGACAGCCTCGGACAACGCCGAAGTCCTTGAGCCTTTCGTTCGTGCTGTGACTCAGCAGTTCAGCGATCTCCGCTCCAAGGT